TTTGCTTACATCTTTCTTCTTTTTAACAATAGTTTGACGAATCTTTTCATTTGTGTTTCGGTCAGCAATAAGATCACTAATACCAACACTGAATCCACTAAGAACTAAATATCTTGTTACAATGTTTTGCATATCATCTAAAAATTTCTGACAAACTTTGTGTCCATAATCGTTGAAAATCATATGAATCAAACCACGACTTCCTGTATCCATAATTTTACTATCAATGCGACCCTGAACAAGTTCTCCATCACGAATAATTACATGATTGAGAATATCTGGTTCTTCTGCGTCGTCATCATAACTATTATTTTTCATATTCAAATTAAGTCCTACTGGAAGAGCAATTGAAATCAATTGACGACCACTCCAACGTTCAGGTGATTCTTGAATTGGTTTTGGCAATTTTCCATCAAAACTTGGAATATACATTAGGATATTCATCATTTCACTACGAGTGAGGAAAACTCCATCATTTGTGATGCGGTTAATACCAACCATTGAATCCTGAAAGAGACCAATTACTGGTTTATGAACACGTGGAGAGATAATCTGAAGTGGAACGTAAGTCAAATGTTCCAATTCTGCCGCTGTTTGAAGAGACTGTGGAACGTGCATATTCATTTCATCGCCATCAAAATCAGCATTATAAGGCTTGGTGACACTAACATTCAATCTAAATGTGTAGTAATCCATAACCTTAATTTTATGACCCATCATACTCATTTTGTGAAGAGATGGCTGACGATTAAAAAGCACAATGTCTCCATCAACTAGATGGCGATGCACAATATCACCTACTGACAAGACAACACTTTCTGTATCAACGTGTTGGAGACTTGTTGTTCTTCCATCAACTTTTCTCTTGACACTCTTAGCACCAGGATGTTTAAATGGTCCGTTTCTTACAAATGAATAGAGTTTATTGATGTTGTATTCGGTAACAATTTCAGGATAGGTCAAGTTCATTGCTACTTTGAAAGGAACGCCCAACTCATTAATCTTAATATTTGGGTCTGGTGTAATTACACTACGAGCTGAAAAATCAACACGCTTGCCCATAAGATTTCCTCTAATACGACCTTCTTTTCCCTTAAGACGCTGTCTGAGTGTTTTAAGTGCTCTTCCTGAACGATGAGCAGATGGATTGATACCAGGAAGTTCATTATCGACAAGTGTCGCTACATGATACTGAAGAACCTGCGTCCAATCATCAATTGTGTTTTCAAGATATTTATCACTATCCAATTTCTTTTTAAGATGATTATTAGTCTTAATAATATCGTGAAGTTTGTGTGTAATATCATCCTCACTACGCTGACCTCCAAACTGTCGGATTGAAGGACGAACTGCTGGAGGAGGAACTGGAAGAGTAGTGCAGATTAGCCAATCAGGGCGGCACCAGTCTCTTGAAAATCCCATTACTTCACAATCTTCGTCTGAAATACGACTAAATACTTTCAAAATAAATTCTGGTGTAATAAGCTGCTTTCTATCTTCTTCTAGAACTGCTTCAACACTCTTATCTTTCTTGTCTTTCCATTCAGCATAAATCTTTGCCAGTGAGTTAGTTTCTTTCATAATTTTACTTGGTTGAACAGCACCACAACCATCTTCGGTTTCGCTACCACAAATCTTTACCTTGCTACATTTATCAATAATATAATTCCAACGATTTCTTCCCTTAAGAACTTTCAATACTTCTGAAATTTCTGAATCTTCTTTGTTAATAAGTAATTTACTACATCTCATACAAACACATTTAAGAATTTTAAGAATTATTGGTAGAAACTGAATATGAAATACTGGACGACACAATTCAATATGACCAAAATATCCTGGACAAAATCGATTATCAAGACCATCAGTTGGGCAAATTTTTCCATGGTCAATTACACCCATCCTTGGGTCAAATAGTCCCCCAATTACTGGGTCACCTGATGAATCATAGAGTAGTGTCTGAGTTACATGAACTACGGATCTCCTTTTAATTTCTTCAGGGGATAAAACACTAAATTGCACCCCTTTAATTTCACGGATATTTGAGCTATAATCTAGTTCTTTGTAAAGTGACATAAGGTTATATATTATTCATATTTTTTTTTTAAGTTTCAATTTTTCATTAAATTAAAAGAGAATATTTAAAAATAATAATAAATATCTAGAGTTTCACCATTTTTTTTTCTAATAATACTATATACAAATGAGTTATTGGGCAAGTAAAGGTAAATATCAAAAAGCATACGATTTTTTATATAAAAAGTTAGTTCCAGCAACAGGAACTTCAGGAACTAATCTTGGAGAAGCATTGCGTTTAGTTAGCAGAGTAGTTTATAGACACTATAACGATGGTAATTCTTATAGTGATTGCATCCATGAACAAATGGTTCCTGATTTCACTAATAGAAAATTTCCATTTAATGGAAAATATGAAGATTTAGGTGATGAATTATCATACCTTTTGGATAGAGATGAATATGACGAAGCAACAACCTTAGTTCTTCGCCACATTATGTTGAGTCTCAGTAGTGATACTTCTTTATATAATCCAAATTCTAATCGCTTAGCTGCTATCAATACTCCATCTGGTAAAAAGGCATTTGAAGCATTAGAATTAAGTAAAGTATTCGTTAATACTTGTGGTAAAGGTGAAGAATGGTTATCAAAAAGTTTAAGACGTGAAGGTGTAAAAATCGTTAAACGTTTATCACCTGAAACATTAAAAGAACTTAAATGCGAAACTGTAGTCGAAATTCATAAACCAGCGGGAACAAAGACCAAAAAGGTTGAATTTTCTCAGGACCGCTCTGTATTAAGTAAAAAATTTGATAAATTAGCCAGACAACACAAAAAATCTATTAGAGATGAAGAAAAAGCACTAAAATTACGTATTAAAAAAAGAGAAGAAAGCGCTAAACGAGAACATAAACTTACAGTCGCTGAATTCAAGAAAACTGTAGCATACTACAAAGAACTTGAAACACTCACTGGTTTAAAACGTTCAGATGTTCTTAAAAAACTCGCAAATGATAAGAAGGCTTCATTTTCACATTTTACCACAAAAATGCTTTTACTAAATCTTATAGTTCAGAAAGCAAAGAAACCAACTTCAAAAGCTCAACGTGAAAGAAAAAGCGAATTAGTAGAAAGACTAGTTAAAGAAATTAACAACATTGGTAAATTAACTGTTAAAATGTTAAATGAAGAATTCAAACCATCTGACGAACCTCAGAATGCATTTCACTATGGTTATGGAATAAAAATAAGAACAGACTCATTAAAATTAGACCGTGATTACACTGAAAAATTAGATAAACTTTTAATTGAAATTATGGGTAGTGATGAAGCAGTAGATGCTTTATACAAAAGGTGCTGTAAATATTAATTAATTTAATTATTTTTTTTCTCTTATTTTTTATTTAAAATAAAAATATTAAAAGATATATAATAATGCTCACACGGTCTATGGCTAGAAGAAGTAGTTCAATATCTTTTCTTGAATTGCCTGATAATGAAAGTGCAGACGAAAGTGAGTCTGAGTTTGAAACTGAATCAGAACTAGAGTATGATTCATTAGATGATACAGATTATAATGAAACTACTGACGCATTTTTATCAGGAAACTCTGAGGAAATTGAAACAGAATCTAATTCTTCTGAAGAGATAGATATAGATATAGAAAAAGACAAGAAAAGAATAGCAAGACGACTTGAATTATTAAATAAACTAAAAACGGCAGAACCAAAATATCCACCCTATATAGAAAATCTTCCAGAAGAGGAAAGAAATGAAATAAAATCTCAATTAGATAGAATTAATGAAATAAACAAAAGCAGTATTCCACTTAAATTTAAAGTTCTTAGAACTAAAATAGATTTACTAGAAAAAGCTAGAATTGTAAAATTAATAGAAACATTTGAAAAGAGTGGAGAAAAAGAAGGAGATTTTACTAAAATTACTCAATATATTAACACTATAGTAGATATTCCTATTGGTGAATATAAGGATTCTAAATTAAGTAGTAATAATTCCAGTGAGGATATAAATAACTATATTGTAGATACAGAAAAGCAATTAAATAAAATTATTTATGGTCACAATGAAGCAAAATTAGAAATATTACAATATATTTGCAGACTAATAAGTAATCCCATTTCAGGAGGAACAAGTTTAGGTATTTATGGACCTGCTGGAATAGGAAAAACTACACTAGTTAAAGATGGTATAGCTAAAGTGCTTGGAAGACCATTTGCTTTTATAAGTCTTGGAGGATGTAGTGATGCTAGTTATCTTGATGGTCATTGTTTTACATATGAAGGAAGCAAACCTGGTATGATAGTTGATATTTTAAAGAAATCAAACTGCATGAATCCTGTAATTTACTTTGATGAACTTGATAAAATTAGTGAAACTACAAGAGGAGATGAAATAGTTAATCTTTTAATACACTTAACAGATACTTCACAAAATTCACAATTTACAGATAAATATTTGGGAAATGGTATAAAACTTGATTTAAGTAGAGCTATATTCGTATTTTCTTTTAACGATATTGAAAAAATTAATCCTATTTTACGCGATAGAATTCAAATGATAAAACTTAATGATTTCAATACACTTGAAAAAGTAAAAATAGCAAGAGACTATCTACTTCCAAATATTTATAGTGAGTTCAATGAAAAATTGCGTGAAAATATTACTTTTACAGATGAAATACTAGAACATCTTTATCTTACCTATTGTAATGTTACTGTTAATGCTGGTGTTAGAAAATTTAAGGAATTATTAAAAAGTATTGTAAGTAAAATTAATATGTTGTTTCTAGTATCTTGTGATAAAAACGTTTTAAAATTACTTGATATAGAAGAATCAACAAACTTAGAATTTCCTATAGAATTTAGTAATAAAAATAGAAAGTTACTTGATAAACTATTACTTGGAAAACTTAATAGTTATGAACTAGAAAATAAAATACCAGAGGGAATGTATAGTTAATTTTTTAATTTTTTTTCATTATTCCGTGTTTAGAAATGTATTCTTGCTGGTCTTTTGTAGTGCAGACACATCCATGATCACATGAGTAAGTTGATGGACAGCATCCTGGATGGCATACATTGTGTGAGAACATGAACATAGATTTAGGAGAATCAGATTTTCCATCTACACTTGGTTTATAGATTTTTGATAATTCTGGGTGAGATTCTCCTCCCATTGGGTTAATGAACTTTGGTTTTACTAATGGGACATTGCATGGTGATTTAATATCTCCACAATTGGATTCTAATTCATTTAAGAACATATCATCTCTAAATCCAGGCATAAGTGCTCTACGTTTCTGTAATTTTTCTGTATCTAATCTTACATTAGAGTAAGGACCCATATTATAATCTAATGGAGCACCTCCCTTGTATCCTTTTTCACGGTTAGTTCTTGGACCTCTTAAGTTTTCTTCACGAGATTGATTATATTTAACTTCAACACCATCATAGTCAGATACTTTATATTCAATTGATGCGCCACCATTGTTGTTGTTTCCTGTTACTACATTATTGGTTTCATCTTTTGGTAATGTGCTCATTTGATAAGCTTTTGGAGCAGCACCACGATAATTTACTCTTTTAACCCCTTTAACTGGATATTTATTATTACTATTATAATTTGGTTCTTCTGGATATTTAGTTACGATACCATCTTTACTTGAAACACGATAGTCTAATTTTGAACCGCCGTTTTTATCGGCAATTGTTACTTCCTTTGAATTTAAATCTGTTGCGTAATATACTGGTGCAGCATCATTATATTCTACAGTATTTATATTATCTTCACCATTTTCATTACCTTCTGCAACATTGGCAGATTCTTTTGGAACTCCATTTTCGGCAGACATTTTATAGTCTAAGTCAGTTCCTGCTTCTGTATCTTTTCCTGTAAATTTAACCTTTTTCTCATTTTTTGCTTTATGGGCTGCGTTATTAAATGGATACATTGATTTGAAACCTTCTGCTAATTTATTTCTTGAAACATAAACGACTAATAAACCTAATACTACAGCAATTCCAACATGAACACTTAATTCTTTAACATCAAGTTTCTTCTGGCATACAAATTTTATGCTCATTAATGCTAGTAAAGTTGTGTATAACATAAATAAAATTGTAAGATTATTCATTTTTATATTATTAGAGTATATTTTTTTTTTACTTAAAACTATTTTGACTATTTAAAAAAAAATGATATATTTAATAATAGGAATGTCTGGAATATTTTACTATTACAAACATCAAATCATGTATAATGCTATGTGGTATTACACATATATATCAGAAAATCTTCGTTATTATTTTGCTCCTACAGAAGTTGCACGAGATAATTGTGTAGCATTTGATTATTTAGAATTGTTGAATTCAAATGATACAGTTTTTTCAAAACTTAATTTCAAAAACAGAGAATTTATTAGTATGGTATCTGAATTTGATATGAAACCACATCTAGACAATTATTTAGAAACTGGAGAAAATGAAGTAATTGAACGTCTAAAAAAATGTAAATCAGAATTTCTTACTGTATCAGCGGAAGTAATTTTTTATAATGATGCAACTAAAACAAAAGAATATAAAAGGGAAAGTGTAATAGTAACAGACTTATTCCATAAATTTTATTTTCCTGGAAACAGAATAGTATTAAATGATAAGACGCATCGTGCATTTATTAAATTAATTGAATACGAATATTCATTAGATTTAGGCATTGATGACAATACTGTATTCGATATAGAATACCTTATTATAACAATGATTTCTAAGATTCATCAAGGCAAATCAATGACTTTAAAAATAGCCGAAAATAATAATTTAAATGTTGTATATTCAATGCTTATTTAAAATACTTTAGGATACGATGATAAGAATATTTTTTTTGTAATTTACTTAAAGCATTTTCTAAATGTAATTTAATAATGACCGTGAAAAAATTGCCTTGTAGTTGGACACTATGGTTTCATAGTCCAGCAGAAACCTCTTGGGATATATCTAGTTATCAGAAGGTAGCTACTATTGACACTATTGAAGATTTTTGGAATGTTTATTCGCGAATGACCAATTCAATTGTTGAAGATGGTATGTTTTTCTTGATGCGAACAGGTATCAGTCCTATTTGGGAGGATTCTAAAAATAAGAATGGTGGTTGTTGGTCTTTTAAAATATATAAAAAATATATTCCAAATACATGGTTAGACCTTTCAGTGCATACTATAGCAGAAACTATTACTAGGAGTAAATCTGAAAGTAAAATCATAACTGGAGTTTCTATTTCCCCCAAAAAATCATTTTCAATTATTAAAATTTGGAATAATAATAGTAATAAAAAAGAGAATAAACTTTTAACTGAAAAAATAGAACATTTAAGACTAAACGAATGTCTTTATAAAGCTCATAAGGGGCGATAATTTATTTATTTTTTATTTAAGCTGGTTATTGTGGTGATTCAACTATCTCTGCTTCATAATGACCATCTTTAGCTGTTACTTTAACAAATACAGGAGCTCCTCCTGTTGCGGCTGCTGTTGCTGCTGTTGATGCTGGTTCTGGAGTTGTTGTTGGTGTTGGTGCTGGTTCTGGTCTAGTTCCATACCCTAGAGCTGCTGCTTCTGGTAATTTAGATCCTAATCCTGATAATGCTCTATAAACTTCAATATAAACATCTTGTGGGTTTTCTCTAGATTCTTTTACCTTTGCTCTAAACTCATCTAATTTTGCTTGTGTTTCATAATTATAAGAAGCAGCAAAAACTCCTAAATCATTAATATATTTTTGTATCTCTTTTACATAATCTTCATCTGAACTGTAAGTTGTTCCTTTTAAGTTTTTTAACTCATTTAGTAATGTTAATAAATCAGTTAAATTATCATCTTGATAATCTCCTTCAAGAGCAGTTTCTCTTTTTGCAATACTTTCTACATAAGTAATTGCATTATCAATTGCTCCTGATAATTGTTCATCAGATTCTATATCTTTTTTTTCAAATGATTCTTTTAATAAAATATTATTACTTAATAATTGTATAACACCAGTAATTTTAGTTACTAATTCTCCTACAGCTTCAGCTCTATTAGTTTCGTCTTTTATTAAAGCATATAATGGATTTTCAACTCCTTGTGCTGGTGATGCCGTATCGTATGTTCTTTCTCCAGGTCCTCCACCATTATCTCTAGCTCCACCATTATCTCCAGGTCCAGGTCCTCCAGCTCCAGGTCCAGGTCCTCCAGCTTGATTTCCAGCACCTCTTAAATTTCTTTTATTATTTCTTCTTGAGTTTCTCTTTGAAGCTCTTCTGGCGCTTTTTTTGTTAGTTACCTTGTTGTTTGTTCTTTTTTTAGAATATCTATTGTTTCTATTAACTCTCATAGACTTTGCCATTATATTTATAATAATATAAAATATTTTATTATTACACTAAATGAAGAAATTGTCTAAAAAGACTAAAAAATTTTTTCGTAAAAATACAACCGCTGAAACTACAACCTTAATTCCAATAGTAAAAGATATTCCTAAAATTATGCATGAATTTTATGAATTTTACGAAATAATATTTGAGGAAGATGAAACTATACAAAAACCAGAAAGGGATGAATTACTAAAATTACTAAAAAGATTATTAAAGCAAATAACTGCCGATAAATTACTAGTCTTTTTAAATAAAACTCCTATAAAGGAAATTTATAAACGTTGGGAAAAAGATGTATGTCCTCCTAAGAGCGAGAGAAATCAAAAAGTTGGATATCCTCAATGTCTCGTCTATAAATATCCTATGAAATCTGGAGATATTAAAAGTGAATCTTTTATAAATGGGTGCGGTTTAAACACATTAGCTTTTCTTGGAATTTTAACGCTAAGGGAAGCAATGATTGAAATGGAGAAAAAAGCGCATATGAGATATCGTGAAGACTTTAAAGACCAAGACCAATATACTATTACAAAAGAAATAATCAAATACATAAAAAATAAAACAAAAATAAAAAATAAATTAATTTATAATAATTTTTTGCTGGATTTTCAAGATGATAAAAAGAGACCGCCTAACCAACTAGCATTATGGTCATCACTATTAACACTCACTATAATTGACCTTACATTAGATGCAGCAAGTAAGAAATATAAAGGACAAGAAATTACATTTTTAGCATATCAAAGATTTTTTAGAGATTTTGCTGGACATACTGTAGTTTTCAATTATTCAAATAATACGCTTTGGATGTATGACCCACAAATGTTAAAATCTGAACGAGAAGTATTAAGTAAGAAAGGTGTTAAGGCATTTAATTATCGTAGCTATGGAGGTTTAGTATTAATCTCTCCAAATCCTAGAAAAATTACGAAAACTAAAAAAAAAAGAAAATAAAATTGAAAATAGAAACTAGAAATCTGAGATAGTAATTACCAAGACTAAGACTAGAAAAAATGCTCAACATCTGCACTTCATCAATGCTAGTTAGTGTCTTTGCCTTGACTATTTCTTATAGGATTAGTGGATTGAATAATCTAGAGGTAGAAAAAGAATCTTGTATAATAAGTAATGTCACTTATCCAAGCAGACTTCCACAAAATATGGATGAAATAGGCATTAACGATAACTTTGTCCGTTGTAAATGTGGTAAAAACTGTGTCACGGATCTTGGAACTTGTGTTAGGGTAATGGTCCTAAACACCGCTGAAAATATGACAAAAACACCAAGTCTCATTCACGTTAATTTTAATAACTATTTTCTTAGTCCCAAATGCACTCATTTCCAGCATAAATGCTTGTCGCAGGGAAATGGAGTCTTTGACGCAATTAGACGCTCTGAAACAATCGCTGAACATTATGTTAAAAAGATGCATAGTCTAGAACCTATCGATTGTTATAACATTAGCGGAAAACTTGTTATGCACAAACAACAGACAGCGAGCATTTTAAGGTTCATTTCTTCAAGCTTATTTATTGGAACTTTCCTTATGGCTATGATTATGATTATTGTATTCTAATAAAATTTTAGAAAAACTAAAAATAAAAAAAAAAGTAACTACTATAAAATATTTTTTATTAATTAATTAACTTTAATTAATTTTATTTCCAGGATACATAAATTTAAGTCTATTTTTAATTTTAACGTCAGAAAGAGTAGTATTCTTTTTAAGATAAGAGAAGATAGTGTCCATCTGATTTCCGAAGAGTGGTTCAACACAAACATTGATTTTATCGTATTCTTCAAGATAATGTGGTGCTTCAGTCAAAAGCTGTCGAGAACGCTTATAATCAAAACTATTAGGTGGTTGAAAACGCTTTCCTTCACCAATTAGTGCCTCTTCAATAGCTTCAATATTATGATATTTACGAATAAGTTCAATTGACTTTTTAGGTCCCATTCCACGAACACGTTTTGAGTAATCACATCCACATAGGATACAGAAATCAATCCACTGAGCTAATGTAATATTCAAAGTTTCCAAAATTTTAGCTAGATTATAATACTGAATTTTATTGCTGTTAAGATTAAATTCACGAAGAAGAAACTGAGTTCCTGATACAATAAGGTCCATATCATCCGACATTACCATATCAACTACTCCTCGTTTATTTAGAAAACTACAGATAATATCAGCTTCACCCTGTGCCTGAATATATTTAATATTCATTAGGTCAAACATAAATTTCAAATTACGAATAAATTCGGCTTTTACCTGAATAATTTTCTTGTTAGTAGATTTAATTTTCTGCTCTAGTTCTACCTTTTTCTGTGTCTTCTCTTCTTCTGTAGTTTCAGTGTTCTGAACTACATTCTGAACTTCCTGTTCGAGTGTTTCAACCAATTTTTTCATTTCACGTTTTTTTTCAACGCGATGTTCAATTTCTTTTGCTTTCTCCTTTGGTGGTGCTCCATCAAAAACATATATTGGTGTAATTCCATACTGCATCAATTTAGCAGCTTGTATGAAAAATGATTCTAAATAGTTTGGATTTCTGTATAAAAATTTGTAGAAATAAATGCTTACATCAATAGCTACTCGTTTTCCTTTCAATTCAAAGAAGTGATATTCCTGAATACTATCGCAAGCATTTACCTTTATGAAGGTGTTTAGGTCTTTGATTCCCATATAGGTAATATGATATATTTAATAGGCACATTTTTAAGTCAATTTTATCCGCAAAAAAAATAAAAAAAATTTGAAACTGTATAAAGAATTCCAGTCCTTTATTCAACTATAGTCATTCGCAATGTTTTCATAATACTTTCTGGAATTCCTTCTGAATTTTTAATAAATTTAATAAAACCATTAATGTAAAATCCGAATCGTGGTTTTCTTGTAGATGAAACTGCTAATTCAAAGAAATCTGGTAATGCCTTTTCTTTATCACGTATATAAAAATTATCGGTATGTTTTTCACAGAACTCCATCAATGCATCAAAATCAGTCAAAATAGCTGTTTTAAGATAGAAATACGATAATACATTTGTAGATTGTTTAAATTTACCTAACCCATCATCCATAACATTCATCTCATTGACACTAGAGAATCCAAAATGATTTAATATTTTAGCTGTTTGAAAAAGGTTAAATACTAATTCTAAATATAATTTATCCTTAACGTCATTAAAATTTTTTCCATTTTCAATAGACACTAGAATACTATTCATAATACAAGCAACAGTTTCAGTATAACTTTCATTTAACAATATAGGACAACTTCTAGACACATTAAAGTAATTATGTAAATCTTCATCAAGTGAATCATTAAAGGCTAAGTCATATTCTAGATTATGAATAAGTTCATGAACTATTAATTTACCCATTTCTTCATTTCTATAAACAGTAGTGTGATTCACATTTCCAGAATTTCTATATATTGTAGTAACTCCACTATTAATATTTCTTGCTCCAAGAAATTTAGAATGTCCCTCTTCTAATTGTTTGGTAAAATCACTAAGATACAATTTAATATCATATCTTTTTTCATTAGGTGATAATGCTCCTAGAAGAATAGTTCTAATTTGAAATTGTAATCTTTTTAATTCATCTAGTTTTCGTTTTAAACAATAATTTACTTCAAAATCTACAGATATAGATTTGTATTTTAAATTATGCATTTCCCGCGTATCGAATTCACATGCTATTTCACGATGAATTTCAGATGGAGTATAGTATCCAAATAGGTGGTCAGTAGTGGAATTTCCAAGAAATTGTGTAAAAGGTGTTTTTCCATTTTGATTAAACCAAGAATTCATTTCACTGTTGTCTAAAGTATTATCGAGAATCTCTTTTATAAATATCTTATCATTTTCGGTGAATAGATAGTAGTTTTTTTTAAAAGAAATACCTCTGCTAATTTCTTTAATAAGTTTTCTTCTAGGATGAACGTGTGGAGATTCTGTTTTAACTATAGAAAAGTGTGTTTGCTTACTACTACCATTTTTGACGACTTTAGAATACTCGCTTTTAATGTTATTATAATATGGTTTTAATCTATTAAAATTAATTTTTTCTCTTTTCTTAAATTCTCTTATAAACTTTTTTAAAAATGTTTCTAATTCTCTAGACAACATATAAAATATAGATATATTATTTGTTTCGAATATTGAGAAATCTTTTTATTTTAGCTAAGTCTTTATTATTTTTTAAAATAGCTTTTCCATTTTCTATATCTCTTACACTAGCAGCATTTAGTGAAAGTGCCTTAGCTAATCCTGCCTGTTTTAAATTTCGCGCATTTCTAGCATTGATAATTTCTTGTGCTAATTCCTTAGAAACAGTTTCAATCTTCTGAGCTTCATCTGCCTGTTCGAGAACTCTGTTTTGATGTGCTACTGCACTCCCGCTTCCAGTAGTTTTTTTTACTGATTCAGTTTGTCCATCTCGCATTTTTTTTATTTTATCATTCTGAGTAGTTTTCTTTTTTCTTAAAATGGTGACTTGGTCCCATAAATTCTCATCTATATTTGCATCATTATTCATTTTTTATCTATATTATTATTAATATGTTAAGTATTTTTTTATTAGGATTTTTAATTTTAATTCAAGTTATGTTAGTTACAACCATATTTAACAATGTGCATTTACCTAAAAATGACCCACACTATAAAAAAAAAATAATAATAAGAGACCTTACTGAATTGTTTATTCTTACAACACTTACCTTAGTATTAGTATATAATTACTTACAATTTTTAGGAATTAAAATGCGTAAAACATTAGTTCTTAGTATAATTGTAGCAGGATGTGTTTTTATAACAAATATTATATTTAATCGCAAAACATTATTTGGTGCTAATATCGAACATATGAGTAATATAAATTCAAATGATTTAGAAGATAATAGAGAAAGTGTTTTTAGTAGTGTTCCAGCAGCCTACAAATTGATGGAGAATGATGAAAATATTTTTAATTTTGCAGATAAATATTCATTTTCTCTCTTCGAAAGATCACGACCAATGACTAAAGTTGAAAAATCAATGATTGAAACAGAAGAAATGAAATTTAACGAACCAAGAAATGAACCTTTAAAACTTCACGTTGTTTTTAAGAAAGATTATGAAGAACCAGCAGGAGAAGAAGGAGAGGAGGCAGTCGAAGAAGCTTTCGATGACTCACATAATTAAAATAGTTGTAAATTATATACTTACAATGAATAATCTTTTTTTAGTTACAGTTATACAAGCAGTTTATGTAGTGTATATGTTAAGATATTTTAAAACACGATATTCATTAGCACATCCATTAGTGAATTTTAAATCAGAATGGTTGCATCATCCAGTAGGAGTATCAGAAGAACCTATAGTAAATATATGTCCATTTGGACAACAGGCGAGTTTATTGATTGCTGGATTGTTGTTTGTTAGACTTTATATAGCACAACAAGGGAAAGTATCTAGTAAAGTCTTAAAAATGTATAGTAGAATGGGAACATTTTTAATATTCTTATTTTCACTATTAAATATGAATGCAGTAGTTTATTTGATTCCATTCTTTATTTCCGAATATTATGTCCAAAAACTTCTCTAAGAAAATAAAATCTGTTAAAATATTAATAGAATGATAGTGATAATAGTATTATTAGTTTTTATGCTAATTGTTTTATTGAGACTTACTAGTGTAGAAAAATTTATGAGTTTCACAGAAGTTTTAGGAAATATTGATGCTACTAAGCGACAATTATTTAATGCATCTCAAGGTGCTTTGAAAAACAGTGAAGAAGAAATGATTAATAAACAAATTCAAGAAAGAATTTTAAATAGAGTTTTAGATAATGAGGTTAAAGATAAGAAAAGTTTCACTAACAAAGAAACAATTAACTTAGAAAATATGGAGGTTAATGATTTTATAACAAAAATATTTAAATTAGATAATCAAATTTTTACTGATTCAGTTAATCACGATATTTTATGCAATAATTTAAAATATGAATTAATAAAATTAATTGAAAGTGATAAACCAGTAGATATGATTGCTCGTGATTACTATATTAGTAATAAAAATTAGTAATAAAAATATTTAAGTTATTTATGATGATAGTGAAAAAAAATACTACATATATTTTAGTTTTAATTCTAATTTTAATTACACTTTATGGTGTATCGACCTTTTATCTAGATAAAAATAAAATTAGGGAAGATTTTAAAGGACAACCACCCTCTGAATATATTAATTTACTTCCATCAGACCCAGCAGATATAGGTAAAATAAGTGGTGGTAGAAATTTTAATCCAGAACAAGTTAAACCTTATTTTCCAAATACACTTGTAATGCCAAAACGCCCTGCCAATTTTCAACCAGGAATGGTATTAAAACCAGTTGTAGATGGCACTAGAATGGTTCCTATTACTTGGAAAATTGTTGATGAATTTAATGCGAGACTTAGTCTTATTGACGAGTCATTAGACCAGATGAATAAAATACTCGTTTCTTCTAATGAAATGTTAGATTTATTAAGAGAAAAATGTAAGTAATTTTTATTTTTATATAAGTATAAATATAGATATGATTTTATATTTAGTATTAACAGTATCAGTGATAATATTAATTTTGTTTTTATGTAGAGAAAAATGCACTTCAGAAGGACAAAAGGGAGAAGAGGACGGTTCTCTTATAGAAAATTTTAGTTCAAGAAACACGCCAATTAATCTTTATAATGGAATTAATAATACAAATATTAGATGTAACCAAATAAAAAGTAAATTGGATACTACAAGAGATAAATTAATGACTTTTTATGATGAGGTAGAAAGACTTAGAATGCGAAAAAAAATAGCTAAGGATGTAGTATAAAAAAAACCTATATTATAATTATAATGAATTTTAATAAATTAATTTCTCTTTCAGTATTTTTATTAATACTAATCGCTATAGTGTTAAGAATAAATATAATTTATAATACAATTTATCCAAAAAATAATAGTGAAAATGAAACTGAAAATTTTATAGTAAGTTCAGGAGGAAATAGTAAATGTGATTTTAAACCAGAAGGTAATAATGAACTTCATTGCATTTCATTGTGTAAAGAAAATGAAAATTGCTTCCACTTTCAATGTGAAAATATTTGTGGAAAATGTAATGGTGAAAAATGTCCTTGGGATTTAGAAACTGAAAAATATGCAAAATTAAATATACTTAGACCAGTAACAATTAAAATAGAAACCTCAGAAGGCACTGCTAAAATCTCTTTCAAATCCAATAAAGATAATGTTAAGGGATATATGTATCAAATTTATAAAACTAATGACAAGGCTGCTGGTATAACTATAGGCACATTCACAAATAAAGATTGTATTACTTGTGAAAAAGTATTAAAAGGTTTAAGCACAACAGATACATACACAGTATCAGTAAAACCTTATAATGATGATGGAGTAGGAGATGAAAGTAACAAAATTAGTTTTATTCCTATAGGAGAACTAAGAACATATGACTTTAACATTAAATCTCCAATAGAGAACTTGTTAGGAGATGATTACGAACATTGTAATTAAAATTAATTTTCTATTTATATTAATAATGATGTTATATTATAAAACATTAATAGCATTTGTTTTATTACTACTAATACTTTTAGGGTTTCTTTTATCAACTAAAACAAGATGTAGTTTAATAAATAAGGAAAATTTTCAATCAAAACTTCAAACAGTAGATAGAAATAACTTTTCATCTTTTCCAAAATCAAGAACAGTTTTTAGTGATACAGGATTACAAACCATTATAGAAAATACCGATTTACCATTTTATGAATTCGATAAAGATACTTCAAAGGTAAATATTCTTGGTTTAAATGCAAAATATTTTACCTTTTCAATATATTTCAACAGAAAAGATGATGCCGAAAGAAAACAAGTTTTAGCATCTAGCAATGACTGGCATATTGACTTAGAAAAAGAAGCATTACGACTTGTGTTCAATAATGAAGTTATTAAATCAGATATTACAATCACTTCAAATAAAGTCTATAATGTTGTTTTTGTTTTAGATAAAGACTATATTTCATTGTTAGTAAATGGAAACGAAGTTAAAAAAGAAATGAAAGTTCCAGAAAAGAATACAGCTAATATAAAAATAGGTAATAGTCAAAAAGATGATGCTCCATTTGTGGGAAAACTAGGTGGTTTTGATATTATGGATGGTTCTCTTACAAGAGATGAAATATGCACTAATTCAAACTACTGTTTCTCCGAAGATGCTAAATGTGAATTTACAGCTGAAGGAGAGGAAATGATTGATTGTATTAAAGCCTGCAATTCAAACGATAATTGTGACGCAAGAGACTGTCAATATATTTGCATGAAATGCACAGACCATAATAGTTGCGGTTGGGTAGCAGACCCTAATTCATCATATAATAGAAAAATTGTTCGTCCTCCTGATCCACCACAAATAAGAGCAGTAGCTAATAATAGTGGTCAAATTATATTAGATTGGAGAGCACCTAAAAATAATGGTGCAAAGATTAAAAATTATGCTATACTTGTAAATGAATCATTTAATAAATCTAGTGGAATTACATTTAGACAATTAGCAGACACAAACTGCAAAGCTTGTGAATATACTATAGATGGTTTAAAAAATAAGGTTTATTATGATATTAAGGTTGCAGCTGTAAATGAGAATGGAATGAGTGCCTATTCAAATCTTGAAACTATTATGGTTAATGGTCCTTTAAAAAATATAGAAATTTCACCACTTCTTATGGAATCTGATGAAGAAATTTTAGATTCTGCTAGAAAAAATATTAACAAGGGTTTAAATGATTCAATATGTTCAACTATTTTGTCTAATAAAAAAGATAATCATTATTTAAATAAAAAACGTGTTAGGTTTGCTGACCAAGTGAAAAAAGAATTATTATCTTAATATAATATAAATAGATGAATTTAAAAATTTCTTTAATTTTATTATTTTTAGTAGCACTAACTATTTTTCTATTAGTCCAATTCAAAATGGAAGGATTTCAGAGCTATAATTCTGATTCTAAATGTCCTTTTATTGCACATGGTAATACACGACAAGAATGTATAGATGCTTGTTATGTAAAAAGAAGATTTGGAGAAAAAGGGTGTAATACAAATGAATGTTATAAAAAATGTAATTCTTGTATTTCAATTGATTGTAAATGGAATAGAACTAATAAAAAAGATATAAAAAAATCCCCTCCAGAAAGACCAAAAATTAAGGTTTTTACTGGTGACGCAAGTGCAAAAATAACTTGGATTAAACCATATAGTTACGCAAAGATAGATAGATATGTGCTCGTATTAGAAACAAAAGATGAAACTCCAAGAATTAACTTTCCACCTGTAATCGAAAATAGTTTATGTGAATATACTATTTTTGGTTTAGAAAATGATAAAAGATATAAAGTTCATATGTATGCTGAAAATAAATTTGGTAGCAGTGAAGCTAGTAATAATAAAACTATTATTCCTCGTGAAAACAAACAAATCCCAGTTTTCTCATCAAAAAAGAATTATGAACTTGGAATTGATGACTCTTTAGAAAGAGTTGAAAAGGGTATTCAATATGAAGTAAAAGATAATTTATTAAAGAATATTGGATATAAGAAAGACACTAAAGACTATAATGACGTTTTAGTCTTACTATTCGATGAATTAAAACGACAAAAAAACAGAAAACCGTTATCTGAGATGAATATTAAAATAAATTAATTAGGTAGTAATAATTATAACCTTGAACCTATCGTTATACAATTTTATTTATTGTAATTATTTTTTTATAAACATAATAATATCTTAAATTATTATAATAAGGTAATGATTAAAATTAATAACAAGCATATTGCATTATTTTTAATAATATTAGTAGTTATATCTTTTACACTAGCCTATAAACAAAAACTTTTTAAAAGAGAGAATTTTGTAACAGATAGTTTATGCGCCCCAGAAATGTTTAATGATTGGAGGAGAATAGTTGGTTATTTAAAATATGTTAGTGTAAGTGGAGATGGAAAGCATATTTGGGGTATTAATAGTAGTGATCATATATATTATAGACAGGGTTTATGTGGTATGTGGGTTCGGATTCCTGGTGGTTTAAAACAAATAAGTGTAAGTGGGGATGGAAGTCACGTATGGGGAGTTAATAGTGGTGATTATATATATTATAGGAATGGTGCTAATGGAAAATGGAGACAAATTGGAGGTAGTTTAAAACATGTCAGTGTTAGTGGGGATGGAAATCATATATGGGGTGTTAATAGACATGATAATATATATTATAGAAATGGTGTTAATGGAAGATGGATAAGAATCCCTGGTGGTTTAAAACAAATAAGTGTTAGTGATGATGGAAGTCATGTATGGGGTGTTAATAGACATGATATGATTTATTATAGAAATGGCGTTAATGGAAATTGGATACACGTAAAACCTACATATTCTAGATTAAAATATGTTAGTGTTAATGGAGATGGAAATCATTTATGGGGTACAAATGCAATTGATCAAGTATATTATAGAAATGGTTTAAATGATAAAGATTGGATAAGACCAGAACCTACAAAAGCTCGCCTAAAACAAGTAAGCGTTAATTCTGATGGAAATATTATTTGGGGTGTAAATGCAATTAATCAAGTATATTATTATTATAAACCAACAACTACTCCAGCACCAACAACTACTCCAGCACCAACAACTACTCCAGCACCAACAACTACTCCAGCACCAACAACTACTCCAGCACCAACAACTACTCCAGCACCAA